TGCTTAGTGGAGAGTTGCTGTTTAATGAGTTCATCAGCCAAGCGTCGAACTTCACCTACTTCCTGAGCTTGCCTACCAATGAGCTTTTCAGCCTCTTGGTGCATTGTCACGATGTCCTCTAAACTTTTACCCCGATACTTGTCGGGAATCTTTGGAGCATCTTCTTGAGTTGGTACAGGAGCTGTTTCACGAGCTGTCTGTTGTTCTTCTACTGCGTCTAATTCACTTTTACCCAGTTCTTCATTATCAATGAGAGCCATACCTACCTTTCATCCTGCCCTTGACGGGTTCTAGGAGTTTTATAATTGAATTCAGAGTTAGTCACCCACGTGGGATGCGTTCTGTTTCTTTTCTTGTTTGAGCTTTTCAGCCCGTACTTGTACCCACCTGTCGGAAGCTGAAGGGAAATCGCCTGAGCAACCATCCAGCTTTATCCTTGGGGAGGATACAACCCTGATAGCGTCCTTACTACATACCTTACATTTAGCAGTGGTATGATCACTATCAACTAGCGATTCAGTTACATGATCGTTAGGGCATATGAAGTCATAGATGCGTTTACTCATCTTGTAACTCCTCATACACTTTCTCACACGTAGCCTTACGCCCTAAAACTAATTCAAGAATATCCAACTGTCCTTTGCGGAAATAAAGTGTTTGTGTGTCCGTGACAGTGGAAATGTCGTTTAAACTAGCCTTAATCTTCTCGAAGTCTTCAATTAAGAAGCCCCAACCCTTAGTACTCATGGTATTAAAGGTTTCTTCGTAGTAAACTTGTAATTCCTTATCAAGAGCCATTGTGTTCATCCAAATAGTTGAGCATATTTTGAATACGTTTTGGATCTTCTTTAAGAAGCCCTAAAGCTGTATTACATTTTTTACAGAGCAGATCTCGTATTTGTCCAGTATCGTGATTGTGGTCTACTGCTAAACTTTTCACTTTTCCAGTACGTTTATCTGTGTCTGTCTCAACCTCTAAACAAATTTTGCAACGGCCTCCTTGTTTAATAAGTTTTCCCAAATACTGTTCTTTTTCAATCCCATACTTAGATTTTAATTGATTAAAGAAAAATCTTTCTGGGTTTGCTTCAATCCAACGTTCCGTCCTTTTTTTGGCACAAGGCCTGCATAAATGGCCTTTATTCGTAGATTTAGGATGGTCTATTGTGTTACAAACAGGGCATGGTTTTAGTTCTTTATCCATTTAAGGAGAACCTTTCTATTAATTACTTAACAATAGTGTTATTGTAGCATAAAAACAACACTTTGTCAAGTATTTTTACATTTTATTTTGTTTATTCATCATCTGAAGGCTGGCAATACGCTCATTTGAGGCAATATCAGCAGCTTTCAGGTTAACTGACTTCTCTTTTAGCATCATGTCAGCCAGTTTCAAGCGTTTATCAAAGTCACTGCTTTGATCAATGTTCGTTGCAGCAGCTTGAATGACCTTAACTCGGTGATCTTCAGGGATCATTTGAGCTTCAATCATGGTTTTCTGAGCTTCAGCTTGTTGTTTCTGAGCCTTAGACTGCAAGTCAGCCACTTGAGCCTGTGCCAGCTGCATTTGAGCCATCTGCTGAGCCTGTGCAGCCTGTGCAGCTTGAGGATTAGGCTGTGACATCTGATCCAAAGCAGCCATCAACTCACCACGGTTAGACAATGAACTGTTCTGCAAGATACCTTTAAGGATCAATGGCAGTACTGGTGTGTTGGGGCCTAAGGTTTGCAACAAGCCAATCATCTGTTGTTGCTCAAATTCACGTGCCAAGATACCTAAAGTAGCTGTGGGGATGAATGTCATGTCAACTGATGGATAACGCTCACTGTCAAACTGCATATAACGGAAGGCAGCTTTGTTAATGAACGGGATCATGAAGTCTTCTTGGAAGTTACTCAAGGTACGCTTGTACTTCTTGATGATACCTGCCATAGCCATAGACATACCACCAGCACCTGCATCACGAGGAACATTGGAGGGCATACCTGCGCTGTCAACTGTACCTGTAGCTTGCAAGAGCATACGCTCAAAGTTCTGCGCTGCAACTGCTGAACTACCATCAGTCTGACCAAACTTGAAAGGATACAAGATCTCAGAAGGTGAACCATTAGTCAAGATAGCCTTACCGGGCTTAATCTCAAACTTAGCACCACGAGGCAGACGTGTAGCATCCATGGCAATCATGGGAGCTGTAGTCAATGCCATTGAATCCATCTGAGCACGAAGCTGACCATCAATAGCTTTCTGCATATTGTAGGCCTTCTCCATCGTACCACGACCCCAGAAACGACCGGGAACTGTATCGTCTTGGTAAGCGATGACTGGACGATCCTTCATCATGTAAGGATTAGCTTCAGCTTTCAATAGGATTGAGTCATTAGCAATAACGACAATGGCTTCTACGAGATCTGAGTGCTCATCAGCTACGGAGTCATCTGGGAAGAGGTCTGTAACTTCACTGTCTTCCAAGTCTTCCAAGTACTCACGAGGCACAAGGCCGTAGTAAGTCAGGAGTTTAACCTTGTCATCTTCAAAGTTACGCAGATCCTGTGTAGGCTCCAAGTCTGAGTCATCAAACTGAGGTGTGATATCTACTTTCTTGTATATGCCACTTTCAATACCTGCAACCACCTTGTGAATGGATACGTACTTCTCGATAGCAACGCCCAAAGCATCGTCCACGGAATCAGCATTAGGATCAATAAGGAAGTTCTTAGGATTGACAGGCTTGATCTTAACTGCAACACGGTCTTTCTCTTGAACACCGATAGCTGCTGCGTTAGCAATGCCGGGAATTGCCTGAGTAGCTGGAGTATATTCCTTCTCAGACTTGACAATGATCTCACCAATACCTGTACCATAAATCTCAGCCATCAACTCAATCTGGTCAATGGATTTCTTAATCTTGTCACGCTTAAAGTCCTCATGGAGCTGAACCTTAATTTGTTCAACATCTAGAGGATTACCGTCTACATCTTTAACGTCATCTTGGATGTCAAAGAATTCACCTTGACCAAAGATAGCTTCCATGATCTCAGCGTGACGAGTCTCAACAGCTTGCTGAGAAGCTGGAGAGATGATACGTGAACGCTCAGAGTCTCGTTGCTTATCCTCAGCAGCCCACTGACCACGGAAGATACGCTCGTACTCTTGCCAAGCATCCATGTAGTTAGCGTCACGATGATCACGCCAACGCTCAGTGTGGTCTACAATCCAAGAGGTAAGTTCCTTCTCAGACTCTGTAGGTTCCTCGAAAGGACTATCTTTACCAATCTCATCCATAATATTACATATCCTTTGTTGTATCGTCTTCAGCAATGTCAGTTATCTCGACATCCTTACTTGACGTGATAGGGCCACCTACTAACCATGCACTGCAAGTCCTATCTGCTGCACATTTGAAATCAAAGAGTTCACAGAAGCCTAGCTTAGCTGAATCTACTACGTCCTGAGCGTAACTATCCTTCTCAGCATCAATCCCTGAGCGGATACATTCCATCATCTCAGGAGTCTGGATAAAGGCTGAGCAGTTACCACAGCGCATTGACTTAGCTTGAGCTACACTTGTCTGCCACTCATTAGCTTTATCGTTCCAGAAAGCACCGTTAGATAGCTCAGGATTAGCTGGGCCATAACCTACGTTCTTAAACGCCCAGTCACGCTTCTTGAGGTTCTCTTTAACGTCTTGTGTTTCAATTGGACATTGCATTTATATCACCACTTAACTTTGTTAGCCCAGTAAGCTGCTGACATCTTACCTTTGGCAATATTCTTAGCGTGACGAGCTTTAAAGGCTTCGTTACGAGCTGAACCATCAGGACTGCCTACAACACCTTGCTGTCCGAAGCGTATGAGCTTAACCTCTTCACCTTCTTTGGCTAAGACTGCATGACTCTTACTTGGGTGTCCGGGAGTTCTCTTAGGTTTGTTATACCCTTGGAATTCTTCACTGCCTCGTTTAACTGTCATTCTAGTATCCTGCTATCTTGTCGTAAACTTCCCACTCATCTTCTTCGTAGTCAGCGTTATAGTTAGCTATAGCAAGCTGATCCACGTAACTGAGTGCATCTACCAAGTCATCGTGCACACCAGCTGTGGGAAACATAATCAGTTGATCTTTGAACTCATCCCAGTCTTCATCTTCATTGAAGGATACCCTTCCATGTTCCATCCGACCTTGTAAGCTCCAGACAACCCTATCAGTCTTCTTCTTGTTACCATGCGTTAAGTCCTGTATGTGAGAGTAGATGTTATTCTTCCTCATCAAGTCATTCAGGTAGGGCAGCACAGCATTCTTCAATGCTCCTCGCTCAATACCTAACGCTGTAGGTTGGTAGTCTCTAATCACCTTTAAGATGTTAACAGCAGTCTCTCTGATGTCCCATCTACCATGCTGGATCTTAGCTACCCACCAATCACCATTATCTTTTAACTTAACAACTGCAATAGCTGTCTCGTCCAGTCTCTTCTTAGATGCCCCTGCATTCTTACCAACCTCTTCAAAACCTGCTAAGTCAATAGCTACAATGTAACTACCGTACTGAGGTTCCTTAGCTGTCTTGAACCATTCCTCTTTGAAGACATCAGCTCCTGCAGTATCAAAGCTAGACAAATACTCCTGCTTGAATGCAAAGGAACTCAATGTACGCTTTGCAGCCTCAATCTCCTTAGGATCAATGGTCTCATTGTCCTGTGTTGTGAAGTGCCAACTCTTCCACTCTTCATCCTGATTGTCTTGTCCTAGATTAAAGGTATCGTAGAACCAGTTACGTCCACTAGGAGTACTAATGAACAGTGCTCTACCCTTCTTATCTGACAGTGAAGCTCGGATAATCTTCTGCCATACGTCTTCTTTAATGAAGGCACACTCGTCCATAACTACGTAAATTAAGGAAACACCCCGCAGAGAATCGGGATTATCAGCTCCTCTAACTAAGATTTTCTTACCATTTATAAGGGTAATTTCTAAGTTATTCACATGGCTAGACTTGATAACAGGTCTACCTAGCTCATGCAGTAAGTCCCACATAATAGTTCTAGCCTGTCCTAAGGTAGGTGCTATGTACATCACAGCTGACCCATCTGGACAGTTAAGACCTTCAATCAGTAACGATACTGCTGACAGTCTAGACTTACCACACCTTCGACCTGCAGCTACCACTTTAAAGCGAGTTGTATCTTTAAAGACACTCTGCTGCCAGTTCAGTAGCTTAAAGTTTAACTCTGTCATACATCTATTACCTCATCGTCCAAGGACTGATCATTAGTACTAACTACAGGACTGTTAAGTCCACTGATGTTAATACTGATCTGAGGCATATTACCACCACTCTTAGCTGTATCAAACACTGAGGCTGGTAAGATCCTGTCCATAGCTAACTTAATAGCTGCCATCTGTCCGGGATGTTCATCATCCAAGGCTATCTGAATCATTTTGTCAAGGATTCTAGTGCCACCTGTGGCTAATAGTCTTTCCTTGAACTCTTGAAGCCTACCTGCATCTCCTACAGGTCTGCCTACTTTATTCTTAGTTCTGTTCTTAACAGCTTGTAGGTCACTCTTAGGTGGTCTACCTTTTCCACGAAGCTTTGGCGTTAAGACAACACTTTCATCTTTTACTTCCATCGTCTTTATCCTCTATAGGGGAGACTTTACATATAGTACTATAGAGTACTAAGACAATAACATAAATGTTACATAGACATAAATATTAACATAATATTTTAAGTACTTATATAAGTAATATATTAATAATTTACTTTAACAGTAATATATTATAAGTAACTTTTAATAGTGTATTTAACTTCTATGTTCCCTTTCCAAGGTGTACATCTCAGTCTGTCTAAGAAGTGGGGTCAGGCTTCTTAGTAAACACAATTATATCCTATGATGAATATTATACACTATGTTTGTCTATTTGTCAAGCTTTTTCTTATATTTATTTCACTTTAGAGTCTAAACTCTAACTTAGGCCCCCTTTCAGGGTGTCTGTTTTGTCTTAATTGTATACACTTTTGCATACATTTTAGATACTTCGTAGCCTCTACTTCTTTTCCTTTGTAGATCAAGCACTTAACATAATATCTGGATAGTCCTATTTATCCTTTTTTGTATGCTTTGTAGGCTCCCGCAAAAGTAATCACACAAGCCATGACCCTCCCCCCAGTCACTTTGTAGGCCAAGTTAGTTAGTACTTACTTCAAAGCTAAATCTAAATAGGAATCATTCGCATTTACATTGTAGTCTAGGTAGTCAACATATAGTTAGTCAACTAGAGGTAGAGTGTAGGACGGTGTAGCACCTATTTAGCCACTTTGCAGCACTCACCTAATATCACCAACATGGTGCATTTCAGGGTATCAGGTTACTATTTTGGTGCATATTATCACCATTATAGTGCAGCCTGTGGATAACTTTCAAAAATGTTAGTAACTAAAATGCCTGTGGATAACTTGGAAGCTGTGCTCTAGAGGTGGCTGTGGATAACCTGTGAGTTAGGGGTTTGCTGCAGACTTGGCACGGTGTGTGCTTAGTAGTTTGCATCCTAAACAACTGAGGGTAACAACATGACACCTAAGCAGATACAGACCTTACAGACGATCACTAATGATTCGTGGTTACAGTGGAAGACAGGTCACAGTTACGAAGGTTCAATGACTTATAGCGTGACTGAAATAGGCGACTTAGTTTTACTTCACGCCTCTAATACAGACACTACAGAGTGGTTTCAAAAGCAAGTGATCATCCAAGCAAATATCGGCAAACGTGGCGGTATTAACAAATTCAAAGTTATTTATTAAGGAGAGCGTTATGACTAAAGGTGAAATTGACTTCATTAAAACAGTGAATTGGATTGAGGAAAACTTAAGAACTGAACTGAGGAAGGGGGAAATTGAGGACACAAAGAAACGTTTACTTGAACTTCAACTTGAACTTCGCAAAGCACTCAAAGATTTACAAGACTCATATTAATAAGGAACTATCATGAAAGAACAACTCATTCACATCACCTACAAAGATCAATACGGTATTCATTCCTATTCATTGGAAGGCTTTGTAGATGGTGACTTCGTAGGCTTTGCAAGTGCATCTAAGGATCGTGTGCAGCATGAGCTTGCATGGTACACTGACAACTTCGAAGGCTTACCTGTAACATTCACCACAATCACAGAGGAGTTAACATCATGCTAAACAAAGAAACATTCTATGATGTACTGACTGCAGTACTTATCGGCTTAGCCTTAACTGTAGGCTTGCTTGCATACTTCGATGTATTAACTAAGTAATTTAAAAGGAAACATGATGACTGATACTAAATACAATGGCTGGACTAATTATGAGACATGGTTAGCTAATATGTGGCTAGATAACGATGGCTACGCATCCGAGGAAATCTCTAACGTTTGTCTCGGTCTGATGGGATCATGGGACGATAAGTCAGACGTTGACTATCGTTTGGGAGACACTATCAAAGATATTTTGCAAGGTTATATTGACGTAGCTGAGGATCCGCGCTGTGGCTTTGTAACTGACCTGATATCAGCAGCGTTTCAGCAGATCAACTTTAGAGAGATCGCAGGTCACTATTATGACGAATTGAAAGAACTTGAGGAGAATGAATAAATGAATACTAAACTATTAAAATACACACGTGAACTATTCAAGACCTACGATGTACCTGAGCAGGTTCGCAGGGAATATCGTCGCAAATGGGTTCGTTCAATCCGTCTATTAGGTGACAAGTGGTTGTTAGCTCAATCTGTACAGCGGAGGACATTAGATGTATAAGATTGTGTCTATATCATCGGGCATTGTAGTTGCAACCTTTAATAAGTTATCATTCGCTCAGGAATGGCTCCAAGATAACAACAACTTGGACGGTCAACCTGCAAACCTTTATAAACTCGTTATCGTTAGGAAAACTTGACCATGAGCACAATAACCTTTCACTTTGTAGGACAATTAGAGGATTCTATGGCTGTAGTTGACGTACAGTGTCAGATTGACTCAGACGGGGATTGTAGTGGCTTAGACTCAGTGACTTTTAAGGGCTTAGACATCCTTGAAGTGATATCGTCTAACCAATGGGAAGACTTAGAGTTTCAAGCCTCTAAAGCTTACAAAGCTGAGCAATACGAGCAAGCCACCATTGACTATGATTTAGAACGTAGCTTAGAAGCCGTCTATGGCCTCTCTAAGCCTTCATTTTACACTAGGTAAGGGGTAGGTAGCTATGTTATCAGAAATTGACTTAAGAGACTGGGATGAACAACCTTCTAGACCTTTGTACGATGTCCCTGAACACACACCAGTTAAGACACACATTGGGTTGTTATGGTTCAATGCCTTAGAAGGTGATCACGCAGTGTGTTATAACAATGAAGGCCTAGCTATTCACATGAAAGCATGGGCTACAGTTAACCCTTTAAAGCGGAGGTTTAAATGAAAAACTATGAATCAGCATTTCCAATTCAAAGTGTGTACATTGAAGACCAAGATACAAATTCTCGTGGCATGACCTTGCGTGACTACTTTGCGGCTAAGGCGATGCAAGCATATTTGCCTAACGCAATGGAACACAACGCCACAGAAAATGAGTTGGCTTGGTCAGCTTACAAGATGGCAGACGCAATGCTAAGTGCTAGAAGCACGGAGAAAGCGAGGGAATCAAAATGAATGAATACTGCTATCAAGTCAGTGCAACTAAGACTGTGTGGGTTTATGCCTCAAATGAGGAAGAAGCTGAAGGAATGGTATTTGAGACCTTAGGCTATGACCCTGAAGAGATGGAATTGGTTGAAGTTAGGGAGGATGTATGACACAAGATGAACTGACTAAATTGATAAATGAGTTCTTACCTTATCCGTCCAAAGGTCAACATTATGCGCTAAGAAAGTTTGCTATGTTAGTGGCTGAATCTGAACGCGAAGCTTGTGCAAAAATGTGCGATGAACTTGAAACTTGTTCAGATGCAGAGTTTTATGGTCATGAGTTTTCTAAAGCTATTAGATCAAGGGGTAATAAATGAAATGCTTATGTTGCGATAGAGTGCTGACAGACTTTGAAAGTACACGTAAACACGCTGTAACGGGGATGTTTATAGACTTGTGTCAGCAGTGCTTCAAAACTGTACAGTTAGACGCTAACCTACCTACAAAGGATCGTAGAGACTTGATCTCAGAGGATGACATTGACGATAGCGTTGAAGACGAAGACAGTGACTGTAACATTGGTGACAACTTAGACAGAGGAGACTATTGACAAACTGTACAAAGTATGCTACCCTAACCTATATAGGTACTACGAAGTACCTAAGACGTTTCATTGTAGTTAAATACACTATTAAAGTACTTATATATAAATATACTTATATAGTTACTTTAAAGTGCTGAAAGTTTCATAATGTGATATAGACTAACCCTAGGAGGATAATTATGTCTATTGAGTTGATTGAAGATGACATTGACATGGATGTCGTTAAGTATGAGTGCTGGTATTGGTCTGTCATTGACAGTATGGCTGACTTAATCTTGAATAATGGTCGTGACAGAGTAATGGCTGATGTAGCCGATGTCGTGATTAAACGCTTAGGCGATGGTTATGTCTCACCTGTTGAAGACACACTCCCATGATGATGGCTATATTTGTCTTTATCGTAACTATGATTAAACTGGTACTCACAAAGTGAGCAAAGCGAGCGTAAAATGACTTTAGACCTTAACAAACCTTGGCCTTTCCCGTCTGCACCATTGGCAGGTGACTCAAGCCTCAAAGCCTTAGCTGACACGCTGTCAATGCTGGAGGATTTCACAGCCTTTCAGCTTCGAGGTGACATCTACTATGGTTACCCAGATAAAAAGGCTCTGAACACCATTGAGGGGCTTAGAGAGGTACTTAAAGATGCTTAGCATTGTACGAAAGACTAGAACTGAATCTAAGATGCTCAGACACACCTCATGTGATGTTTGTGGCAGCTCAGATGCTAATGCTCAATATGACGACGGACATACGTATTGTTTTTCATGTCAAACACACGCTCATTGGGCTGATGCCGATGACTTTTCAGTCAAACAAGATGCAGTTAAACCTAGGAAAACAGTCATGATAGAGCCTAAAGGGACTATTAAATCGATACCTGATCGAGGTATTAACTTACAAACCTGTGAGAAGTACGGAGTCACTCAAGATGCACAGAATCACTTTTACCCTTACACTGACGACAGTGGAACCGTTGTCGCCTACAAAACACGACGAGTTGCTGAAAAGTCTTTTTCAATTAACGGAACCTTTCACAATGCACGGTTGTTTGGGCAAGGTCTCTTCCATGCAGGAGGGAAGTACGTCACAATATACGAAGGAGAACTGGATGCACTTGCAGGATACCAATTAACAGGTTCTCAATGGCCTTCAGTAAGTATTAGGAATGGAGCACAAGCGGCCTTAAAGGACTGTAAAGCCCAGTACGAATGGCTCAATAGCTTTGAGAACATTGTTATCTGCTTCGATGCTGATGAGCCGGGTAAGAAGGCATCTAAGGAGGTGGCTGAACTGTTCGGACAGAAGGCTAAGATCGTTAAGCATTTGAGTGGCTACAAAGATGCTTGTGATTATCTCATCGCAGGGGCTACTAAAGAGTTTGTGAATGAGTGGTGGAGAGCTGAGGTTTACATTCCCGATGGGATTATCAATGCAGCTTCACTGTGGGAGGAAGTGATTAAACCTGAGGCTAAGGCTGAGGCGATGTATCCTTGGAAGGGCTTGAACAAGCTTCTCTATGGTATGCGACCTTCGGAGTTAGTGACAGTCACAGCAGGTTCAGGCCTCGGTAAGAGTCAGTTCCTACGTGAGATCTTGTTTAACATTCTGAACACTACGAAGTGGAACATTGGAGGATTGTTCCTCGAAGAATCTACACGCAAGACAGCTAGAAGTATCATGTCTTTACACGCTAACAAGTTATTACACTTGCCTGACACACCTACAAATGAGCAGGAGCTTAAAGATGCTTTTGATGCAACCCTTGGCAGTAATCGTATTTATCTCTTCGATCATTTCGGCAGCAGCGATGTTGATAACATTAGCAACAGAATCCGATACATGGCTAAAGCTTGTGATTGTCGTATTATCTTTTTGGATCATATTAGTATCGTGGTGTCTGGTCAGGATCTTGGTGATGAGCGTAAGGCTATTGATAACATGATGACTAAGCTTCGTACACTGGTGCAAGAGCTAGAGATTACATTGATCTGTGTCAGCCACCTTCGTAGACCTCAAGGCAATGCAGGACACGAGGATGGACAGGCTGTATCGTTATCTCAGCTGCGAGGCTCAGGCTCTATTGCTCAACTGTCAGACGCTGTGATTACATTGGAGCGTAACAGTATGGCTGAGGATGAGAATGAACGTCACATGACTAAGATAGCTGTGGCTAAGAATCGTTACAATGGCTATACAGGCCCAGCTTGTGTGCTGAAGTACAACATGGAAACTGGACGCATGATGGAGATGCAGGAGGAAACGTTATGAGCAGCAAGAGTGATGGCGGTAAAGGTAGTTCACCTCGTCCTTACAGTGTGTCTCAGCAGGAATATGACTCACGATGGGATGCTATCTTTGGTCGTGATACTGGACGTGATAAGCCCAAGGAGAAGGAAGAGCCTCCTAAGGAACAACCTAAAGAGGAGCCAGTCAAATGAGTGCATGGCTAA